GGAAGAGGCCGCCAAGCGCGCCGCCTCCCCGCTCTACCGGGAGCCGGGCACGAAGGGGGAATGGTGATGCTGCCCTTCCTTGCGGGCCTGCTGATCGGCGTGGTGGTGCGCAGCGCGGTCGTGAGGGGCTCGAGCCAGTCAGGGTCACCGACCAGCACCGCGTCGCCATTGGCCTGATTCACGGCCTGCTGCAACACGCCCACATCGAGGTCGTGCTTTGCGTCGCGGAATCCGAAGCCCTCGAGCAAGAAGTCGACGGCGTCACGGTAAACAGGCGAGGCCTTGCCGAGGCGCTCACGCGAGGCGCTCTTGCCCATGGTCTGCGCCAACCCCTCGAGTGACTCGCGCCGGTCTTGGGCGTCGAGCAGCTCGCGGTACAGGTAGGCTGTCAACAGCCGCTCGCGCATCGCCTTGGCAGCGGTGACTCGGTCGCCCTTGGCTGCTGCCTTGGCCGCGGTGGTGGCTGCTCGGCGTTCGGCTGCCAGGGTGGCACCGGGTGACAGCTTGCCCACCTCGCGCTTGGCCGCGATCATCGCCGCTGCCTGCTTCATCGCGGCGACGGGCATGGTGCCCAGGCTTGGGTCGACCTTGGTCAGGCTGGCCCAGTCTTCGAGAATCTGCTTCTCGAGCACCCCGTGAAGCCCGCCTGCCACCATGCGCTGCAGTGCGTCGCGCTGATTGAGCACCGAGGGGTGCATCTCTTCCATGGTGGCGTCGGCCTGCTGGGCCACCCACGTCTCTTTGGGCTTCAAGCTGATCAGCTGCTCGAGCATCGTCTTCGCATCGGCGAAGCCAAGCACCTCGGCAACCTCGCTGGGGCGCGTGCCGCCTTCTTCGACAGTGCGAAGCCCCGGGGCGCGAGACTGGCCCACCAGTGCTTCGACGTCGGCCCTGTCGAGCACCACCGGTTCAGAGCCGAACCCCTCGAGCTTGCCCTGCAGCAACAGCTGTGCACGACGGGCGGGCAGCCGCTCGTATTCGTCTTCGAAGGTGGCGGTGAGCTTCTTCACCCCGGCCTTCCACCAAGCCTCATGCACGCGCAGGGCGTCTTTCACAGCCACCAGCGCCGCACGGTGTGAGCCTTCAACGCTGGCCGTGTCGCGCTCGAGCTGCTGCGCCTTGAACTCTTCCTCGGTCATGCCGGCGGCCTTGGCCGTGGCGAACGTCTGGGGGCCGGTTTGCTTGCGGTAGGTCTCGGTCGCTTCGTCGGTCGCCAGCAGAGCGTCGAACACCCTGCGGCCGTCGTCGTTGAGGTCACCGCCGGGCACACCTTTCAGCGCGCGGTAGATGTTGGTCAGCCAGTTCAATGCTCGAGCGAAAACCGAGGCCAACGCCTTCGAGGGGCTCTTGCCCTCCATCATGTAGGCCTCGAACGAACGGGCCCACTTCTCGTGTTGCTCGCGGGTGAGGCGCCCACTCTCGTGACCGAGAAACTTCTGGGTGTCTGCCCAGATGCGCTTCGAACGTTCGTCGGCCTCGGGCCGGTTGGCGATGTCGCGTTGAAGCTCGAGCCACGCGTGAGCACTCTCGTGCACGAGCGTGCTGAAATCGGCCGACTTGTTCAGGAAGATGCCTATGACTCGCTTGGCGGCGTTCTCTTCGGGAAGGTCGGTATAACCCTTGGGTGCCACTTCGCCGAGTTGGTAGAGGAGGGTGCGGTCGCCTGTCTCGAGGAAGTGACGCACAATGGCATCAACTTCCTTCCACATCATATCACCGTACTCTGGACCAAACCCCAACGGGCCCGATTGCGTGGCCGCGTCGTTGGCCGGGGTATTCATCTTCGCGCGATGAACCGCTGAATTCGCGTCTTCGATTTCGCGAATAGCTGCAGACTGCTCGTACAAGAGAGTGCGAAGACGGGCGCCCTTTTTCCCAGGGAAAAGGGTGTCGAGCTTGTAGCCCTTCTGCACGAACAGCTCCTCGTTCAGTGTCTCACCATTTGAACGCAACCACGCTGCTTGCAGGGCGCGGCGAATTTCCGCTGTCGAGAGTTGTGAGACTGGCTGCCCGCCGAGTTGCTCAAGCAGGTCTTGCGCAATTGCATACTCGGGCGTGCCAGGGGTCGCGAACGCTGCAGGCGAGTGAAAGCCCGCCTTCGACGCCGGGTGCTCTTCGTGCGTCGTGGCGTCTTGCTTCAAGCGGCGTGCTGCCTGGTCGGGGTGCATCGCTTCGGCCGGCGAGCTTGCGTTGCCCTTGCGCAGGGCTTCGGGTTGAGCAGCCACCTTCTTGCGTGAGCCCACCGAGCGCTCGAGTGAGCGGCCGTCTTCGCCGTAAGTGAAGCCCACCTCGGGGTCAACGAGACCGTGCTGTGCGGCGAACAGTTTCACGATGTCGTCGAAGGTCTTCTGCTGCTTAGTGGCGACGACAGGGCGAGGGCCCTTGCCCTCCACGAAATCGAGCCATTCGCTGGCGAGCTTCTTCTTGGCCGCACTCTTCATGCGTTCGACGCGTGCTCGACCATCGGCCATCTGCTGCGGCTCGAAGGCGGGCTCAAACGTCGAGGGGTCAAACGAGGTGTCTTCTACTCCCCCGCTTTGTCCATCTCTTCCGCCAACGCTTGCAGCTCCGCTTCTGTCTTCGGTTTGTACTTGGTCAGCCCCAGGTTGTAGAGCCCCTGCGCCACTCGCCTCTGCTGTTCCTCCTCGCTCGGCACGTTGTGGGGGTGACTGAAGATTTCCACCCCGCCCAGGCTCATCGACAGCCCGACGTATTTCGAGGCCGGCTGCTTCTCGAATTCTTCGGGCGTCAGCTCCTTCACGCTCGAGCTGTTTGGCTGCGTTGAGTTTGCGATCGGCTTTTCCATAGGTCTTCTCCCCAATACCCGAGCGGAATTCGACGAGCAGGCGCTCAGTCGTTCCTGTCTCAGTTGTAGCGTACAGCTCAGCCGCCTTCAACACGGCCTCGAGATTCTGCTGGAACTGAATCAAAGCCTCTTGGCTGTCGCTCTTGGCGGCAAACTCGTCGCCCGAAAGATGGGCGAAAAACAGCTCTTTGCCGCCGATGGCCATGGCTGCTCGAGCCAGGTTAGCAATGGCGAGATCGCCGCCCTTCTTGCCGAACTTGATGTTGATGTTCTTCAACCCCTTGGAATCGGCCGACAGAACGAAGGCGCGTTCGCCCATTGCCTTGAAGCCCGCGTAGCTGAGCACCCCCGGGTACTTCGGGTCGAAGTAGGCCTGTTTGATGTGCTCTGCATCGGTGAGCTGTGCCGCGAGCAACTCGGGCGACAGGTTGTGCTCAGCAGGTTTGCCCTCGAACTTGGTAGTCGACAGGTTCGCCAAGTTGAAATTGGTACCACCTCGAGGCGCGTAGATGCCGGCAGTTCGCCCCTCATCAGCCACCTTGTCGAGGTTCGCCTGTGCGGCGGCGGCATTCGCGCCGAGCCCGCCGACGACCGAGAGGCCTTCGGGCAGTTTCGCCTTGAGGGCGTTGATCAGGTTGTTCACCGCCGCCTGGCCGGCGTCACCCTCGGGCACCTCGAGCACGAAATTGGTGCCGTTGCGCGCGGCCTTGGGGTCAGCCGCGCCAACCACGCCACCCATCGCGGTGAGTACTTCGTTGGTCGTGTCGTGCCCGCCGGCGGGGTTGTCGTTGAAGGCCTTCGCGTCGAGCAGCGTCACTGCGGCCACCTGGGTGCCAGGGGTGCGAGGCGTGGCCTCCCAAGCGCGCATGGTGCGCAGGCCAGACACGTGCTCGTCGATGTACAATTCTCGCGCTCGAGCGTCAGCCTTGAGGCCTCGAAGGTGCGCTTGCAACGCGGCCATCACCGGGTCGGTTTGCGTCGTTTCAGCGGTGCGCTCATCACCGATGCCGAACTTGACTTCGAGGTCTTTGAGCAGCTCGGCGTGTGAAAGCCCGGTGTCCTTCGCGCGAGTCTCGAGAAAAGCACGCCACAGCGCCATCGTTGCGGTCACTTCTTTCTGAGAGAAGCGGCCCGTGTCTTTGAGTTGCTGCCGCATGGTGTCGAGCGTGGTGCTCAACTGGGCGTCATCGGTGGCCTTCGCGACGTACTCGCTGAAGATTCGCTTCGCTTCAGCTTCGACTCGAGCAGCTGCACCAGCCTCAAGCTCGGCCGGCGTGAGCAGGTCGGCCTTCGTGGTGGTGTGGGGAATGAGTGCCTTTGCGGCCTCCGACTGGCCCCACTTCTCGAGCACCACAGCCATGGGAATCTCGAGTTTCGTGCCGGTGGCCACGGCTTCGGCGAGCTTCGCCGGTGCTTCGGGGCCGAGCAGTTCGACCAGCTTGGCCTCGGCGTCGGGCCCGTGCTGCTCTTGAAAGTAGCGCTGGGTCTCGATGCCATCGACGTGCAGCGCTGTCGCTGCAGGGCCACTCTCACCGGTGACGCGTTCCACCAGGTCGGCATGCGCTTCGGGTGCAGCCTGTGCGGTCTTCTCAGCGGCCATCGTCAGAATGACGGGCACCTGCTGCGCGCTCTTCGCAGCGTGGTCGACTGTGCGCATTGCCCCGGCGAGTTGCACAGTGGGGCCAATGAGACCGATGCCCAATGCGCCGTAGCCAGCGGCCACCGCCGAGTCGACCACTTCGTTCGGGTTGCTGATCACGTAGCCCTTCTGTGTGCCTGTCGCGATGTACTGGGCGGCCTGGTCGACGACCGTCTGCGAACTTTCTTCGGCCATTTCGCCAGCCACCGCCTTGCCAAGCGCTGCCGCAGCCCGACCCGCCACCACGCGAAACTTCGGGTCGCTGCGCATCAGCTGGGCAATTTTCTCAGGGTTGCTCTTCAGGGACTCCATCACCCCGGGCCCGAAGCCCTCGAGCAATACCCCGAGTTCGGCAATTTCGATGCCCGTCTTCACAAAGCCCGCGAGTTGAGCAGTGACTGCGCGCTCGCCCACCGTGAGGGGCTTGCCGTCGTCGGTGCGCCAGTTGGCCGAATCGGCCCAGGTCGAACCGGTCTCAAGCACGTAGCTCGCGTCAGCGGCGCCGTACGTTGCACCGGCCTGTATGCCGACCTTCGCCGCTTGCTGGGCTGCCGAGGTCGACCGAGTGGCCGCGTAGGTCGCGCCGCCGGCGAGGGTCATGCCGACCAAGCTGCCGATGCCCGCGCGCTTGAGCACGTCGATGCTCGAGGCGCTGTTGCCCACGATGTCTGAAAGCACCTTCGTGACGCCCTCTTCGCCAAAGGCCCGCGGCTGCATCTCGAGTTGCAGGTCGTAGATCTGCCCCTGCAAGTCGGTGGTGTCGAGGCCGTCAAGCTGGGCCTGCATGTCTTGGTACTGCAGCCGAGAAAGCTCGAGCTGCTTCATGTTCTCGCGGAAGCGCGCGGCAGGAATCAGCACGCCCGAGAAAGACGAGTTTCGTGTGGCGTTGGTTTCCGCGTCGGCCACCTGGGCGACCTTCTTGTCGGTGGTGTCGAGGCGGCTGGCCGTTTGCGCGAACCCATCAACGCCGAGACCCATGCCGGGAATGACTGAGCCGATGGGGAAGACCGAGGTCGGCACTTGGTCTTCGTAGGCAAGTCGGTCGGCCTGGTATTTCTTCAGTTGCTCAGGCGTCGCATCAGCGCCCGGGTGCACCGGCGCGGGGTTGGTGGCGCGGTAGTAGCGCTCGACGTCGAGCAGGTCGCCGGCGGCCTTCAGCAACTTGGTCAGCGCCGAGGCCTGCACATTGTTGACGATGGCCGGGCCCACCTCGGGGTTCTCGAGCAGGGTGCGCGCCAGCTGAGGGTTTGCCTTCGCCCATTCGTCAGGGTCGAACGCCACCGCTCGAGCCGTCTTCTCGAAGGCCGGCAGGTTGGTGCGAATGATGTCGCGCTTCAGGCCGAAGGCTCGAGCCAACCCGAGCACCTTGGTCTCTTCATCAGGCGAGGTGTCAGCCACCGTCTCGAATGCCAGCTTGATGCGTGCGCGTTCAGCGGCCTTCTGCTCGGCCACCTGCTCGGGCGAGGGCGCGACGTAGTTCGACATCGGCGCTTGGCCGGCAGGTGAAGCGGCGTCCCACCTGGTGACGCCGGTCGGGGCCTCGAAGTCGGCAGTGAGGGGCACGCCGGGGCGGAAGCCCTGGGCTGATGAGGCAGGGGCCGCGGGCTCTGGCTCGGGGTCGGGAATGAAGCCGTCATCGGCGGGTGCCGCGGTGGGCTCTTCGTCGGGCACGAAACCGTCATCAACCAAGGGGTCGGCGCTCACTGGTTCACCAGGTCGTACTTGTCGGGGTTGAAGTTCTTCTTGGGAATACTTCCGGTTTTCCCAGTCGATTTGAGGCGCACCTTCACCATCTCATTGGTGGCGGGCGAGGTCGGCTGCGCTGCAGCAACAGGCGCGGGCACGGGTGGCGACGGCGTCTTGCTCGGGGGCAGGAAACCCGCGGGGCGCTTCTTGTCGCCGTACCAGTGCTCTTCAACCACCACGTCGCGCTGTAGCTGGCCGATCATCTCGCGTCGCTCGGCCTCGTTCGGCGGGCGCTTCTCTTTGACCTCGAAGTCGTGGAATGCCTGCACTGCGTTGGCCGCGAAGTTGGCGGGCACCTCGGGCTCGAGCCCCTTCTTCAAGGCCTTCTTCTTCGGGTCGATCATCAGCGGCTTCACCGCGCTCTCGGCCTCGCGCACGAAGGCATCAGCCGCGGCTGCGGTCTTGTTGGTGACCTGGTCCTTCGCCTTGCGCTGCCACACCCCGAGGTCACCGCGGCCCACGTCGTCAACGCCCGTGCCGATGGTGAACTCTTCGAGGTTGGTGGTTGCCCGCTCTTCGGCGGGGAGAGCGAGAAAGGCCTGCTTCGCGAGCAAGTTCAGCCGTGCCTGTTCTCGAGCAGCTGCCGCGCGTTCGCTCTTGCTGTCGCTGTGCAGCTTGCGCCAGCGATCGTCACGCATGCGCTGCTCTTCCATCAACCGCCGCTCGAAGTCAGAGTCGAACTTGTGAATCTTCTTCATCGTCTCGGGCTCGATGGCTCGAATGCTCCCGCCGGCGTTGAACATGCCCTGCGCCTGGTTGCGCCAGCGCTTGATGTCCTCCTCCTTGCGCCCCACCTCGAGGCGCACCTGGTCGTCGAGCAAGCCGCGCACCGTTGTGCGTTTGTCGGCCGGCACAGACCTCAGCAACTCGGTGGCCTTGCTGCGGTCGAGGTAGCCGTCTGGGTCGAGGCTCTTCTGGACAATCTCGGCGACCACGTCTTCAGCCTCGGCCTTCATGCCCCTGGCCTCGAGCGCCCTCTTCTTCTCGTCAATCTGTGCACGCACATGCACGGCCTGGATGCCCAGTGCTTCCTTCGAGGCCTCGTAGCGGGTCTCAGCGAAACCGATGTCTTGCGCCGCGAGAGCCCCGCCGATTTGGGCCATGGCGATCTTCTGCTTGTAGGCGCTGACCTTCGCATCGCCATCTTCGGGCGAGAGTTGCAGCGCGCGAATCGACTTCTCGACCTCGGCTGTTTTCACCCACGCGAAGGGGTTGTTGTAGTCGGAGGCCGCTGCGGCCACCGTGGTGTCTTCGAGACCCTTCGCTGCAGCCTGCTTGGCCACCTCGAACTGCTGGGCGCTGTGCGACTCGACGCGGTGCCGGGCCTCGAGCAGCATGGCTTGTGAGCGTTGCTCGAAGGCCTTCTGGGCTGCAGCGGGCAGGGTGTCGCGAATGCGCTGCCGGTCTTCTTCAACGCCCTTGAGCACGTCGCCGGCGGCGGCATGTGCTTGGTCACCGCGGGTCGAAAGAAAGCCGGTGGTCTGTCGGCCATCGAAGGCTGCGTCGATGGCGCCCGTGCTCGAGCTGTCGCCGTCGAGACGTTGATTCACGGCCTTCTGGTACGCGGCGAGGGCCTCAGCCTCTTTCTGGGCCTGCGCCTGGGCGGCTGCTTTGGCCGCGGCTTCGCCGATGCGGTCGACTGCTCCGCCCACGGCAGAGCCCGCGTTGTCGAGCGCCTGGGCCACCTCGGTGTTGGCCTGCACCAACCGCGGGGCAGGCGAGTTGACGCCCGTCGTCGGTGCCACCTGCGCGTCGTCGTAAATTGGAACCTTCATGATCAGCCTCCCAGCGCAGAGCCGAACGAGGTCAAGTCGCCGATGAGCTTGCCGCTGAGCCCGATGGCGTCTGCGGTTTGCCCAGTCTCGAACTGCTTGCGCATGTCGATGCGCTCCTGGTTGATCTGCGCTGCCGTCTGCGTGTGGCCGAGAGCGCCTCGAGCCGCGTTGTTGATGGCGGTCTGTGCGTCAAGCTCGCTCATGAGCTGGCTGCTGGTCGCGAGCCCCGCGGGTGTGCCTTGCGTTGCATCGACACCCGAAGCGCCGAAGGCCACCCGTTGCTGCGCGATGATGCTTGAGCCCTTCATGCGAATCTGCCCGGCTTGAATGGAGCCGGCCTGCATTGTGAGTACTGCATTGGCCGACTCTGCCAGGGCGGCCTTGCGCAGGCGCTCGGTGTTCGCGTTGTACGCATCGCTCTTGGCCTGCATCGACACGGCGGCACTCGCGAAATCGGTGCCGAGTTTGATTGCTCCACCCATGGGTCAGCCTCCAGTGAAAACAACGTGGTGCGGCAGATTGTTCGGGCCCATCTCGACAACCGGGCCAATGGTGAAGCCGAGACGCTCGAGCCACCGCAAAGCCGACGTGTGCCGCGCGTCGACCAGGTTGGTGAGGTTCGGCTGATGGTGCCGCATCACCGCGGCGAAGAGCTTCGACAACCGCCAGAACTGCATCGGGTACCGGTCGACCACCACGCCGGTGAGGGCCCAGGGTATGGCGCTGCTCCGGCCGCCCAACGCTGAGCCGTGGTGCTCAGTGGGCGTGAGGCCAACCATGGCTGCAATTTCGCCGTGAAAGCGCACGGTGAATGCCCACGCGCTCGAGGTGAGGGAGTCTTCGAGGGTCGCCAGCGGTGAGACGCCCAAGGCCTCGCACTCGAGCCGGTCGGCGGTGCGCATCACCTGGGCAAGCTCGAGGCAGTCGGCCCGGGTGGCGGGCGCGATGCTGGTGAAGTCATCCGCCGACATCGACGTCTCGTGTGATGCCGAGCACCGCCACCTGCAGGGGCAGAGACTGGCGCAGGCAAGCTCGAGCGTGGGTGTCCCAGGTGCCGGCGACGTCGATGGTCACCAGGTCGGTCGCGGCGCTGATCACTCCGTACGAGTCGGTGACCTGCCGCTGCTGGTACTCTTCGAGGTCGTCGAAGTCTTGGCCCACCTCGAGCCCGCGGGTCTCATTGACCTCGATGCCCACTCGGGTGACCGTCTTGCTCTTCAGCCGCGCATCGGTCTGCGCGACATCGAGCGTCTCAAGCTCGGGCGTGAAGGGCAGGCCGACGTAGAACACCGCATACGAGCCCTTGTTCGCCTCGATGTCGGCGGTGAGCACGATGCCGGCGGCGGTGGGCGCGAAGGGGCCCTGGGGCGTGATGCCCGCGCCACAGACCCACACAGGCGCGCCGACGTACGCCCCAAAGAGGTTGAGCGTCGTACCTGCGGTGACGGTCGACGCCAACACCTCGAACCTGAAGGCTCCATCAACCGCGCAGCCGTCGTTGGCGTCGCCGTTGACCACCCGGCTGGCCATGCGCTCGATGGTGAGGCCGGTACCGGGCCGACGCACGGCGAGGTACACCGCGTCTTCGCTCGTCTCGGGCACAACGCAGACTGACTCAACCGTGCCGTATGTGTCGTGCTGCGCCCAGGCCGCGAAAGCACCCTTCGCGTAGGTGAGCGAAAGCAGGGCGCCGTCAGCACGCACAGCCCACACGATGCCGAAGGGGTCTTCCGCGTAGGCCCAGTCGACGATTTGCCGCTTAGGGGTGATGGTCGGCACCAGGCCGACGCCGGCGGCCGAACCGAACGAGTCGCCACCCGTGAAGAGGTGCTCGGCGTGGCTTGAGAGGTCAGCGCCGGCGAAACCACCGGGGAAGCTCTGGCTCGCATCGGGCGTGAGAGCTCTCACACCGCGGCCCTTCGCGCGCACGTACAGCGCCGAGCCGCCCACCACGAGTGGGTGCAGCGGGAGCGAGCCCACCTCGTCTTCGACCTGCACCTGCGGCACCTCGAGCGCAGACAGGGGCGAGCCCTGCCCGCCACCCATCGACCACACCGACGAGTCAGTGAAGAGCAACAGACGACCGAGGGGCAGCATGGCGCGCACCGTCTCGCGCTTGCGTGCGGCCAGGGCGTATTCGAGCGCTTGGTCTGCCGTGGCGAGCAGGTGAGAGTCGAAGTCGGTGTAGTTGCCCGAGGCGCTGAGCAGCACGCTGGCAGGTCGCCGCTTGAGCCCAGAGAACACCCGGCGCTCCTGGTAGAAACACACGGCGCTGGGCGTATCGATGGAGTCGTAGGGCCCGCTCGGAATTTGGAAGGGGTCCTGGGCTCGAGGCGGCTGAAGCGTGTAGTCAGGCGAGACGCCCGTGTCCACGAAGTCATCGCCCGTGGTGGTGCCCACGAAGCCGAAAAGCCCCCCGCGCCCTCTGTAGAAGTTGTAGCTCACCACCTTCGTTCCAGCCGGAGGCATGAGGCCAGGCCCGAAGAATGACGCGTACATGCGCCGAAACGTGACGGGGCGATCAGCCGACAGCACAAGACTGATGCCGTCGTCACTCGCGGAGGTGGTGAAGGTGGTGAGACTGATGGGGTTGGTGCCGTCAAAACCCTGGTCGACACTCACTGGAAGGCCTTCGTATTGCCGGCCCGTGGCGTCTTGCAGGTTTGCCGTCACCCGCCAGGCCCACAGCTGCTTCGCGTGCGTCGCGTCGGCGGTGAAGGTGTTCGCCGCGATGACCATGATGGGCTTCGAACTGGGCGCATCAGCAGCTGGCAAGCGTATGAAGTACGACGGGCTCACCGCGAAGGAGACCTGGGCCAGCGACCAGTTTCCAGTTCGCGGGTCACGCGTCAACTCATAGGGCGAGTAGAGCCCGGGGGTGTCAGAGCCGCACGTAAAGGTCATCACGTCGCCGGTCTGTGCCCACTGCAGCAACGGCAGGTGCTGACCTTTCCAGGGCGTGGCGATCTCGACGATGACCAGAAACGAGTCGAGCACCGTCGCACCGAGACGGTGAAAGCGCATGTACCCAGTGCCGTAGACGTCGCTGCCCACTTCGAGCACGTAGCTCAGCGAGTCGCTCACCACGAAGGGCACAAGGCGCACCTTCTGCGGTTGCGATGGATACTTCGCAGTGTTCACCACGACGGTGCCCGGCCTCGAGAGGGCCATGCCCTGCCGTGTCGGGAAAAAGTTGTTCATTCGCCGCAGGCCACGGGCGAACTCGGGCAGGTCGGTACGCCCCCAGAGCAGCGGGCTCAGCTCACCACCGAGAAAGTTGGTCTGGCGAAGGGCGGCCACGGTTACCCTCGAATCGTCACGAATTCAGAATCAGGCTCGGGGTCTTCTTGGCCAACGCGAGCCGACGAGGCGATGGCCTCGGCCTGGGCCTGTCTCAGCCCCGCCTGCATCGCGAGGGCGACCTGCGGTTTGATGGGCAGCGACAGACACAACTCGACGGCGAGGGCCCATGCAAGCGCCTGCACAAACAGCGCGGGGAAGAGCGCTTCGATGGCGATTTGCGCGGTGTAGACCAGCTCGGGCTCTGCCTGGTCGGTGCAGATGAGAAACCCCGTGGCGTTGTCGTCGAGTTCTTGCGCGAAGGCGATGCGGCTCGCGGCCTGTGGTGCTCGAGTGCCGGGCCAGATGTAGCGGGGCTTGAGGCAGTTCGAGGGTTGCCGGTAGGTGTAGGCCCAGCCCGAGCGAGTCGATGCGGTCAGCGCCAGAGGTGAGCGCGCGGTGGCAAATGGCCAGGCGAACTTCTCAAGCAAGCCGTCACGAGTTGACGCGTAGATGGCCTTGCAGGTGCGTGCCTGCAGGCTGGAGTCGTTGAGGCTGTCAACGAGTTGGCGCTGCCCCACTCGGAGCAGTGCCACGTTGCAGACCTGCGCGGGCGTCGTGACGGTTGCCACAGCTCAGTCTCAGATTTCTTTGTCCGAGGGGCGCGAAGCACCGGTCGAGAGATCGGCGATGGCCGGGCCCGCGACGGGCTCGCCGGTGTACGGCTCCCAGGTGACCGAGGGCTTCTCGTCGGTGACCTCGATGACCGAGCCCGGCATGTACATGGTGCCCAGCCGGTAGTGCGGCGCGGTGATGCGGTACTTCTTGGTGCCTCGGTGCTCGGGGGCGAGTTCGGGCGGGCCCTTCTTTGCCTCGGCGCCAGCGAGGGCGGCTTGCACCTGCGCGGGGGTGAAGTTGGCGAGCAAGAACTTCAGCGCGTCATCGAGCGAGACTTTCGGCGCTTGCGCGGGCGCAGCGGTGGTCGGTGCTTCGGCCTTGGTCTCGGGCTTCTTCGGGTCTGCCATGGTGTGTTGCCTCCGGGAAACCTCCGCGTGTGGAATCGAACCACCGTACCCACCGGGCAAACGCACCGGCCGCATGCACCATCATGCTTCGCGAAGAAAACGCAGGCGGCGGGAGTGGGGAGAAACCACCGCCTGTGGTACGACAAATCGATTACGCGCCGACGAACGGGTTCGTCTGACCGTCGCTCATCAGGCCAGCGCTGAAGTTGCCGGCGGTGAGTGCTGCGCCCGAGATGACGTAGCGCACGAAAACGCAGCGCTTGGTGACACCGGGGGCGAGATTGAGCCGCGCCTGGTAGCCGGTCACCAGGGTGGCGATCGGAATTGCGATCGTCTCCTGCAGCACCACCGGGTTGGTGTACGCCGCGTCGTCGCACTGAACGAGTTGAAACTGCACCGAGGCGCCAGGCCCCACGGGTTGCACCGTGATTTGGCAAAGCACTTCGGGCGTCTTGCCGCGGCCGATGTCGGAGATGATCGAGCCACCGACACCGGGAATGGTCGGGGGCGCTGCGCTGCCCCACTGGTCGATGACGTTGGTGGAGTTGTACGTGCCGATGGCGTTGACCATCGACTGCTGATCGCTGAGAAGGTTCTGAAGGTCGAGAATCATCTGTTTGCCTTTCGAGACTGCGAAGTTGGTGTGTTGGTGGGAGGTCTCGAAGGGCTCAGCTGACGACGGCTTCGGTGCTGAGAATCGCGTCGGTCTCGCGCACCGGAATGCCGAGCATCGTCGTGATGGGCTGGCCGCCGATGTTCTCGATCTTCAGGGTGCTGTTGGTGGTCGCGTTCTGCGCCTGCAGGTGCAGGTAGGTCGCGACGTCGCGATTGCAATAGAAGATCGGGCGACCCATGCCGACGCGGTACACGCGGTGCACGGCCTTGATCATCGCCTGGGTGATGAGCTGACCGGTGGCCAGCAGGTTGCCGACGTCGACATTCGCGATGCGGCAGACGCTGCGCCAGTCCTTCACGCAGAGACCGACCTGCCAGCGCCAGTTCGTCACGTACGCCCTGAACTTCTTGCCGGTACCGTCGTCCCACATCTGCTTGCCCATGTCTTCGGCGACGAGGCCGCCCTTGCCGCCCTTCGGGTAGAGACCAAAGACAGTCTCCGGGCCCCACTGCACGAGCCAGATGCTGGTCTGGTCGGAGCCAGACGCCGAGGTGTCGGCCTTGATGATCTGGTTGCCACCGGGGTTGGTCGTCGCGTCGAAGCGCGGCGACAGGCCCATGAACTTCTCGGGGGCCGATTTGGTCGAGTGGTAGAACATGCCCGTCTCGAGCTCGTTGCTGAAGGCCTGCACGAAGGCCATGTCTTCCGAGGCGCGGAAGGCCGCTTCGTTGCCGCCCAATTCAGCCTCAGCGCAGTCAACGACGCTGTTGCCTTCCAACATGCCGCAGCTCTCGTCGACCTGACCGGTGCGCGACTTGCTGGGCGCAACACCTTCATTCATGCGCCGCCACGCGATGCCCGGCAGAGCCGTGCGCGAGGTGAAGCGGTGCCCGGTGAGCAGGTTGCCTTCCTGAAAAACCGCGTCTTGCAGCAGCGTGTTTCGCTGCGTGAGGGTCTCGACGATGGTCGCGATGGCACCGTTGGGGTCGGTGCGCTTGACCATGTCGAGCAGAGTCGGGAACGTATTATTGAGAGCTGCCATTTTTGATTACTCCTTCTTTTTGTAGAGCTGCGCTGCGAGGTGCTCGAAGGAGCCAGGCGGCGGCCCTTGCTCGGCGCCTCCCGTGGTGGCGCCCGCGATGCGGTCTTCAGCCATGGCGGCGCCCACCTTCGCGAAGGCCTTGAAGAGCGCGGGGTGGTTACCCAGGCCCATCGCGTCGATGGCTTTCGCCAACTCGGGGCCGCCGAACTTGTGCACCGCTCGGCGCGCCTGCTCGACCGACGCGGCGTACTTTTCGCCGCCGACGTCGGGGTCTTTCTTGAGCGTCTCGGCCCACGCCTTGTCAGCCGCGGCGAACTGCGCTTCGGCCGCCTGCTGCGCTTGCGTCTGCAGCCCTGCGTAAAGGTCGACGACCTTCTGCGCGCCGGCGCTGTCGAGCTTCAGTTCACCGGCGAGCTTGGTGAAGGTCTCAACCGCGGCCTTGTCGACCTGCACGCCCTCGGGAAACTTCACCTCGATGGGTGCTGGTGCAGGCGGCGCCCCGGCCGTCTCCGCGGCGGGTGCAGCACCCTGTTGCTCTGGCGCTACACCCGCCGGTGCCTGATCGGGGGTGGGGGCATTCGTGGGCGCGGGCGCAGGAGGCGCACCAAGCGCAGAAGGTGTGGTGGTCGAAGCTGGAGCCTGGGCGGTCTCTGTCGTCACACCACGACAATCGAGGCGCCCGGGGACGGTTTCCGGCTACTCGTCGGTGTCAGCCTCGGGCACTCGCTTGGGTTCTTCCTCGAGCGCCACCGAGGCCAGCACCTCGTGCATCATTGAGAGGTAGTGCCGCTTTGCAAGCGCCTGCACCTCATCGAGCAGGGCCAGGCCGAACGACCTACGCCCCTCATTGAAGGCGGTCTCTCGGTCGGTCTCAGCCATCGAACGGCCGAGAATGCCGGCGGCGTTGACCAGCCGCCAGACGAAGCGGCGGCCGGCGGGGGTGCTCATCACCGCCACCGTGTCGGCCTCGGCCTGGGCCTTCGCGAGTGCCTCGGCTTCGATTCGTTTTGCTTGCGGTGTCATTGGACCCCCAGCCCTTGCAGCATCGTGTTGAGTGCGGTCTGCCCGTCAGTGGGCGTCTGCGAGAGGGTCTGCGCCGTCTGGGCTGCGGCCTGAGCTTGCTGCATCTGCTGGGCTTGGGCGGCTTCTTGCGCTCGAGCCGCACGCACGCGAGCCACAGCGTCGTCGGGCCTGATGATGACGGGCGGAACACCGAGCATGGTCGAGTACTCGTCAACCGTTTGGTCGATGTCGATCTTGTCGACCACGTCAGGCTTGACCGTGGCGATCTGCCCAACGAAGCCCATCAGGCGTTCGACCGCAGTGGTGCCGAGCAGCTTCTGAGCCTGGGCCATGATGCTGATGTACTCCACGCGCAGGTCTTGCCCTTGGAGCACGGGCGGGGGCACGGGCAGCATGCGGCGCTTGGTGCAGATGCTGTACAGGCGACCCATCACCGGGTCGAGCAGCTCTTCATGCACGCGCTCGAGCACGGTGCCCAGCTGCAGCAGCTTCTCTTCACGCCGCTCGACAACTTCTCTCGCGGTCATGCGCCCATCGGCTTGCGACAGCATCAGCCAGAGATCGGCAAAGAAGGTGCGATTGACGCGATTCTCTGTCTTCTCGATTTCGAGGCCGATGATCTGCACAGCCACCGGTGGCA